AAATTTAGAATATAAAGATGCTATAAAACTAAAAGATTTATTAGAAAAAATACTCAATAAATAAGTCGTATTACAAAGAAATTATAAAGAAAATCAAAAGGAGAATTATTAATATGTTGCTAAAACAAAATGTATTTATGGTATTTGATAATATTGAAGAATGGGAAAGTGTAAAGAAAACTTATGAAAATTTGAAATATCAAATAACAGATTGGGAAATAAATATGAAGAAAAAACAATGCTGGTTTAAAGCAGAATTTATACAGAATAAAAATATTCAACATTTATCAGATGATAAAAGATTTTACACAAGTGATAATAAATCACAAAGACATAAAGAGATATGTAAACAATTGAATAAGATATATGAATCTAAAAATCATGATTATGGTGATAGCTTTGGAGAAACTTATAAGAATTTAGGAATAATTAGTGCAGTAACTAGAATTACGGATAAAGTTAATAGATTACAGAGTTTATGCATTAAGGAGCATAAAGTTAAAGATGAATCTATAAAAGATACATTAAAAGACCTTGCAAACTATACAATAATGACATTAATAGAATTAAAGGAAGGTGAATAAATGTGAAAATAATACCTGGTGAAATAAAATTTGGATATCAATTAAGTTGGTTTCAAATAATTGATAAAATTTTAAATTAAAAATTAAGTATATACTTAATTAAGTACCTATAGGTATAGGTGGCGGTATATTTATATCTATACTGTACTACAATATTAGTTCAGTAATACAAAGGGGGATATGCAATGTCCTACGTGGATGAACTTTTAAACAGAGCATTTAAAAGTGTTGTAAGTAAAATTTGGGCAGATGCTAAACCTAAAAATAAACATAGAAAAAGGGTTAAAAATAGAAATAGATTATATAAAATTAAGCTTCAATTAGGAAGAGTAACAAGAAAAAAGAAAGGTGGCAGATAAATGAATAAAGTTGTTTTAATTGGAAGATTAACAGCAGATCCAGAGTTAAGGTTTACTGCTGGAAGTGGTACTGGAGTAAGTAGAATTATTTTAGCAGTACAAAGGAAGCACAAAAAGGAAGGACAAGAAGAAGCAGATTTTGTTCCAGTTATCATTTGGGGTAAACAAGCTGAAGCAATAGCCACACATCAAAAGAAAGGTAGATTAATAGCAGTAAGTGGAAGAATTCAAACAAGAAGTTATGACGCTAAAGATGGTACAAAGAGATATGTAACAGAAGTTATAGCTGAAGAAGTCAAATTTCTTGAGTGGGGCAAAAAACAAGAAAATAATAGTTCAGGAAATACAATTGATGACAGTGTAATAGAAGTTGAAGATGATGGAGATATACCATTTTAAAAATAGAAAGGGGTTAATATCATGGAATATATAAAAGAAGTAAATATAAATGAGGCTGTAGTACACATACTAGATAAAAATAGTGAGGAACCAATTTTAAATGAATATAAACTAAGATTAGATGATGAAAATTATAAATTTATACTAAAGCATGTTGAGAAATGTTTAAAGGATCAACAGTTAAGATATGCTAGATTTAAAGATGAAAGAAACATAGTAAAAGAAGTTTCACAGGAATATTTAAATGGCCAAAATGATTTGCTAGATGTTTCAAAAGAATTAGCTAGACAGTTTTTCGGATTGATGAAAGCAAATGAAAGCATAGAATCCTGTGATTTAATGATAGTTTCTATATCTACAGAATATGGTCTTATGTTAGCTATATTTAAAATGGATTATATTAAAAATTATATTCATGTTGTAGACAAGATTGAAAATAGAATTGGAATAGACATAGTTCCAGAGGTTACAAGTCTGCCATTAAGTGCTTCGAAAATAAAAAAATGTGCTTTTATAAAACCAATAAGAGAAGAACAGGAATTTAATTTAATGGTTATAGATAAACAGAAAAAATCTAAAGATAGTAAAGAATATGGAGCTAATTATTTTATAAATAAATATCTAGGATGCAGCATAATAGAAAATGAAAGAGATGCTACAAAGAATTTCGTACAAGCTACAGAAAAATGGATTGAAACTAATTTAAATGAAGATGCAGCTACATCAGAAAAAATAATAAGAAAAGTAAATAAAGTACTAAAAGAAGATGATGTTATAGATATAAAAGAAATTTCTAATAATATATTTGGAGAAAACCATGATGCTAAATTAAATTATGAAGGATTTATTTTAGAACAAGGAGTAAAAGAAAAGATACCTGTAGATAAAGATTGGGTAGATAAAAAATTTAGAAAAATAAAATTAAAGATAGAAAATAATATTGATTTATATATAGATGAAGAAACTTATAATGATTCTTCAAAGTTTGAGGTAAAAAATATAGGTGATGGATCTGTAAATATAATAATTAAAAATGTTTATAATTATATGCAAAAGTAAGGAATGATTAAATTGATAGAGATTATATTAGGAACATTAATTATAGCTAGTATTACAATTTTAATAGCAATGATAAAAGTTAATAAAAACAGGAGTAATATATGCCATTTTAATTGTAAAAACTGTAAAGAAAAAAATGTGTGTGGAATAAAAAAATAAAGTCAGGGGGCAAAGAATGGAATACAAGAAAAATGATATTGCGAAACTAGAGAGGCTACTATACAGATATAGAGAAATGATAGCAGAGATTAAGAATATAGATATAGAAATAGAATATATTAAGCAACATCCAGATGGTGTTAATTCTATAAGCTATGAAGAAAAATCAAGTCCAACTAATAAGTTTAATTCTAGTGTAGAAAATGAAGTTATAGCAATAGACAAGAAAATAGAAATGTTAAAAGAACAAAAGGCAGAGCAAGTATATTGGACAAGTAAAATAGATAATGCATTAGAAGTATTAGACCAACGTAGTAAGCAAATAATAGAAATGAAATATTTTGAAAAGATAAATAACACAAAAATAGCAGCAAGATTAAATTTAACAGAAGAATGGATATGTAAGCTAAAAAATGATTCTTTAAAACAATTATTTAAATTAATTTTAATAAAGAATTAGTTTTACTTTAATTTTAATTCAATTTACTTATGTTATAGTAGTATTATAAAAATTATAAGGAGGTGAAAACCTCCTACTACAACAATAGTGTAAAATGTACAGTGTCAGCTGGCCACTTTAAAATCCAGTAAAACAATTTCATAGAAACCCTTTAAAACTCTTTATTTATGTAAAAACACTTGGAATATAATCCAGGTGTTTTTTACATACCTGAAAACAGGAGATTATATTCATAAGAGGATGTGAGGATATGCTAAGTGTTTATAGTTCTTTTATTTGTAAAAGTTGTAGAAATGAATTTATATTGCTATCAGAAGAATTAGAAAATTCAAGAGGATACTTAGTGTGTCCTTATTGTTCTAGTAGAAGAATCAAGAAAGAAAATGCAACAGACAATTTAAAAGAGTGTATGCAAGAACGTACTTATAAGAGAATTAAAGGAGCATTAAGACAAACAAGTAGATAGATTATATTATTGTTTGGAGGTACAATATTTGGCAAATATAAAATTATTAAAAATACATTATAATTATTTAGAATTTTTACCTATAGGTGACAAGGCATTAGACAGTATTGAAGTTGAGTTTGATTATAAGAATATAAAAGAATGTAAATTTAGATTTAAAACAAATAAAGAATTAAATATAGATGAAATAAAAAGAAAAATATTATTTGAAATAACAAGATAAATGCAATGTTAAAGTTTATATTAGAATTATGATTGTTTACATAATAGATATTATAATCATAATTAAAATTATGTAAACTATATAAAAAGTAAACCAATAATTAATAAATATACAAAAAACAATGTATTTTGATGTATAAATGCATATTTTTTTATGCATAAAATATAGTAGTAAAATTTTAAAATATACAAATGGCTTGATATCAATATTTATGGCTGTTTTTGTATATTCGCTAAAACAAATTTTAGCGAAGTTGTAATGTATAAAATAAAATTATATATAGTTTTTAATAGTAGAAATGATAATGCCAAAAATGTTATAATGTAGAAAATAACATTTTAAGGAGAGAAAGAAATGGCTGAACTAAATGTAAACATAAATGCACCTGTAGGTGATTCATATTTCGATGGTGGTTTATTACAATTAATAGGTTGGACTTTATTAGGATTTATTATAACTACTTGCACCTTTGGAATATGCTACCCTTGGGCTGTATGCATGATTTATGGATGGAAAATAAATCATACTGTAGTTAATGGAAGAAGACTAAAATTCCATGGAACAGCTATGGGCCTATTTGGTAATTGGATTAAATGGTTATTACTTAGTGTTATAACATTAGGTATATACTTATTTTGGGTAGGAATAGCAATAGAAAAATGGAAAGCAAAGAATACAACATTTGCAAGTTAAGAGTCTTTTATCAAGGCTCTTTTTTATTTATAAAAATATTTAGCAATTAGCATGAGGTGGTGGTATGAATACAGTAGAACCTATAAGAGATATGGAATTGATTTATGATATAGCAGATTATTTAAAGATTAAAAATGAAAGAGATTATGTTATGTTTATGGTTGGTATCAACACAGGATTAAGAATATCAGATATATTAAATTTTCGAGTAAGAGATGTAAAAGGTAAAGATTATTTTTACATAAGAGAAAAAAAAACAAATAAAGAAAAAAGAATGAAGATACACAAAGATCTAAAGATTATATTAAATGATTATACTAAAGATAAGAAAGACTATGAATTTTTATTTAAAAGTAAAAAAGGATTAAATAAACCTATAACAAGACAAAGAGCATACACAATACTAAAGGATGCAGCGGATGAATTTGGATTAGATTCTATAGGTTGTCACACGTTAAGAAAAACTTTTGGTTATCATCTATATAAAAAGACTAAGGATGCAATAACAATTAAAGAGATATTAAATCATTCAAGTATATCGGTAACATTAAGATATATAGGAATCAATCAAGATAGAAAAGATAATTTAATAGAGGAAATAAGTTTTGTTAGAAAGAGATAAAACGGAAACAAATTTTATTTATAAAGACAATGTTACATATTTAAGAACTGTAACATTAAAGGTATAAAATTTAATGTATATATATGTAGGAATTTTTTTATTGTAATATTACAGAATTATAACATATGTAACATTGGATAAGGGAATAAATGTAATAAGAAGGTGATTAGAATAAAAGTGTTTGAATTTCAAAGCAAAGGTATTCCATACACTAATATTTTAGTAATAGCAGATACAGAAGATGAAGCAAGAAAATTATTACTGATAGAAGGTAAAAAAAGAAAAGAAGAAGCAATAAGAAAAGGTAAAGACGAGTGGATATACCCAGAGTATTCATCAGCTGAAGAATTAGAGGAAGGATCAAAGGACAATCTAATGAATGTTTATGAGATTAAAAAAGGATATTTAACTAGATATTATACAGAAGATTAATTAGAAATAACTGTTGAAGTAATAAACATATTATAATAAATATGTGGTGGTGAAATAGGTAGACACTATAGCGAAGTAGCAGTAATGTTGGGCAGTAAAGTAATCTTGAATGTCCCGTTGTAGTTACTGTATGTAAGGTGCAAATCCTTACCCACATGATAGGCACTCAATATTAGGTGCCTATTTCTTATAGTGAAAGGGAGAGTGATTATAAAATGGTAGGAATCCTATTTATTATATTAATGATATTATGGAGCAGTGCCTGTATATTTTCTATGTACATTGACTATGAAAAATTGAAACTATTTAAACAAAAGAAATATGTGATTGAAGAGAAGCTTAATCAAGAACTAAACAAACTTTATAGAGAGTATGAAAAGAATACCAACAACTTAATATCATATCATTCAATAGCTGGCGACCTAGCTCGAGTGAAAGAAGATAAAAAAGAAAAATAAAAAATATTTTTTTAATTTATTTTTTATTTTTTTATTTTGAAAAAAATTTTAGGTTCTTCTAGAGAATGCGACGAGCCACGGGTGCTCCGAACCCCGAACTCTGTCCAGTTACAAAAAAATTTAAAAATGCTTTTCCATTTCCAGAAGGAGGTGAGAAGGTGGCCGAAAGTAAAAAAATACAAAATGTGGATTCTGTTACTGTATCAAGTTCTGTTCTTTCAGACATATTTGGATTAACTGAAAGAAGAGTAAGACAGTTAGCTGAAGAAGGAATTATTGTAAAAATCAAAAGAGGACGATATGATTTATCTTCTAGCGTTAGAAATTATATTATTCACTTGAAAACAAATAATGATTTAAAAGAAGATAAAACTGATAAAGAAATAGACTATGATATGGAGCATGCACTTTTAGAAAGAGCTAGACGTGAAAAAGTAGAATTGGAATTAGCAGCAATGAGAGGACAAATGCATCATTCAGAAGATGTTGAAAGAGTAATGAATGATATGTTAGCTAATTTTAGGAGTAAACTTTTAGCCTTACCTACTAAAGCTTCACCTATGTTAATAGCTAGAGATGATATAGGTACTATACAAGAAATACTACATAATCAGATGTTAGAAGTACTTCAGGAATTAAGTGATTATAATCCAGAAGAATTTTATAATGACCAATACATTGATATAGAAGATGATAATTTAGAAGGTGATGTTGTTGCAGAAAAAACAGAAGATAAAAATAAAAACAATTAGATTATTTTCAAAAGTTGTTAAAGTATTAGCACCACCACCAAAGTTGACGGTAAGTAAATGGGCAGATAACTATAGAAAATTATCTCCTGAAAGTTCAGCAGAGCCTGGACAATGGAATACAGATAGAGCACCATATCAACGTGAAATTATGGATGCACTTTCAGACAAAGATGTTGAAACAGTAATTGTTATGAGTTCAGCACAGGTCGGGAAAACAGAATTAATAAATAATATAATAGCTTATTTCATAGATTATGATCCAGCACCAATACTTTTATTAATGCCTACTTTGGAGTTAGCAACCTCTTATTCTAAGAAAAGATTAGCAACAATGATAAGAGACACTCCAGCATTAAAAGGGAAGGTTAAAGATGCAAAAGCTAAGGATAGTGATAATACATTACTTGAAAAAGGATTCCCAGGAGGATATATAGCTATAGTTGGAGCTAACTCACCAACAGGGTTATCTTCAAGGCCAATAAGAATATTATTAGCAGATGAGGTAGATAGATTTCCAGCAAGTGCAGGTATAGAAGGAGATCCTCTTTCTTTAGCTGAAAAAAGAACAAAAACATTTTGGAATAAAAAGAAATTCTTTGTTAGCACTCCAACGGAAAAGGGTATTTCTAGAATAGAAAAAGAGTTTGAAAATAGTACAAAAGAAGAATGGTGTGTACCTTGTCCTGTTTGTGGTAGATATCAGCCATATTTATGGGCACAGATAAAGTTTGAAGATGTAACAATGGAATGTAAGTACTGTAAAGAAAGGTGTTCAGAATTTGATTGGAAGGCTGGAGAAGGTAAATGGATTGCTTTTAATACAGAAGTAGAAAGAAAAAGAGGATTTCATTTAAATGCATTAGCTAGTCCATGGGAGCGTTGGGAAAACATAATAGAAGACTTTAGAGAAGCTAAAAAGAAAGGAATTGAAACATTAAAAACATGGGTGAATACAACATTAGGGGAAGCATGGGAAGACAAAGAAGGAGAATCCATGGATGAAAATGTTTTATTTAAAAGAAGAGAAACTTATAATTGTGAAATACCTGACCAAGTATTAGTTTTAACCGCAGGAGTTGACGTACAAGATGATAGACTTGAGGTTGAAGTAGTAGGATGGGGAGTGGGTAAAGAAAGTTGGGGCATAGAATATAAGAAATTTTATGGTGATCTTGCGCAAGATGCAGTTTGGAATCAACTAGATGAATATCTATTAAAAGAATTTAAATATAGCAATGGACAAAAACTGTTAATTACAACTACATGTATAGATTCAGGTGGACATTTTACAAGTGAAGTATATAAATTTTGTAAAGCTAGAGAACACAGAAGAATATTCGCTATAAAAGGTTCAGGGGAAAGCGGTAAGCCATTTATAGGTAAAGCTAGTAGAAATAATAGAGAAAGAGTTATATTATTTATAATTTATGTTAGTACAGGAAAAGAAACATTAATGTCTAGGCTAAAAATAGAATTTCAAGAAGGTGAAAGTACTCCAGGTTATTGCCATTTCCCTATAGATTTTCAAAGAGGATATGATATTGAATATTTTAAGGGCCTTACAAGTGAAAAAAGGGTTTTAAGATATTTCAAAGGTAAACCTCGTTTTGAATGGATTAAAAAAACTACAAGAAATGAACCTTTAGATTTAAGAAATTATGCTACAGCAGCATTAGAAATATTAAATCCAGATTTAGAAGCATTGGCAGAACAAAATAAAAATGGTAATATATTTCTTCAAAGTAAAAAGATTAATAAAAAAAAGAGAAGAATAGTATCTAAAGGATTATAAGGTAGGTGATTAAATGAGTACAGCTGTACAAATAACTTTAATAATATGTATTACTATAATAGTTTTAAACTTAATAAGTTTTATAGATGGAAGATCCTTAAAGAATCAATCATATGTAGAATTCAAAACTAAAGATGAAGATTTTGACGAAATTAAAAAAGTAATAGATTTAAACAAATAAGTCTTAAAATTAAGGCTTTTTTATTTTTATACAAAGTTGGTGAATTTATGAATATTAGATTAGAAAAAGCAAAGGAAAGATTAAATTATTATTATGAGGCTGAGTTAGCTGTTCTTTCAGGACAAGAATATAGAATTGGTACAAGAACAATGAGAAGGGCAGATTTAGCAGAAATAAGAAGGGCAATAACAGATTTAGAAAAACAAATAAAACAGTTAGAAGCATTAGAAAGTAGAAAAGGTACAAGGAGAGTTTTTAGGGGTGTTCCACGTGACCTATAAGAGGGGTGATTAAATAAATGAATATAATTGATAAATTTTTATATAATGTAGCACCTCATAAGGCATTAAAAAGAGAAGTAGCAAGAAAAAGACTAAGTATTCTAAATACGGGGTATTCTCAATATGGTGCCAATAGAACTAAAAAAAGCATGTTAGGTTGGAATAGTAGAGGTGGTTCAGTAAAAGAGGATATTATAGACAACCTAAAAATGTTGAGAGAACGTTCAAGAGATTTATATATGGGAGTTCCTATAGCTACAGGAGCATTAAAAACAACTAGAACTAATGTAGTAGGCTCTGGATTAAAACTTAAATCTCAAATAGACTCTAAATTCTTAGGATTAACAGAAGAAGAAACTATTGAATTAGAAGAAAAAATAGAAAGGGAATTTTCCCTTTGGGCTGATTCAGTACATTGTGATTTAGAAAGAATGAATAATTTTTATGAATTACAACAATTAGCATTTTTAAGTTGGCTAATGAATGGAGATTGCTTCACCTCTTTACCAATAAATGAAAGACCTAATATGCCTTATGACTTGAGAATACAACTTATAGAAGCAGATAGAATTAGTACTCCTAAGGATAAACAATATAAGGATAATATACATGCAGGTGTAGAATTCAACGAAAATGGGGAAGTTGTAGCATATCATATATCTAATGAGCATCCTTTAGCAGAAACCTGTACACAACAAAAATGGGTAAGAGTAGAGGCCTTTGGGCAAATAACTGGAAGACCAAATATTTTACATCTTATGGATGCAGAAAGGATAGGACAAAAACGTGGAGTACCTATATTAGCACCAGTTATAGAAAGTTTAAAACAACTTGGAAGGTACACAGATGCTGAATTAATGGCTGCAGTTATATCTGGTATGTATACTGTTTTTATAGAAACTAAAGATGGAGATACAGGGAATATACCTATAGGAGAAGGAATTAGGGAAGAAGAACGAATAGATATACAAGATGAAAATAGCTATGAATTAGGTAATGGAGCTATTATTGCATTAGGAGAAGGAGAGAGCGTTAAAGAAGCGAACCCAGGGCGACCTAATACTGCTTTTGATGGTTTTGTTACCTCTATATGTAGACAAATAGGTGCTGCCTTAGAGTTGCCTTATGAATTATTAATTAAACATTTTACAGCCAGTTATTCTGCTAGTAGAGCAGCCATGCTAGAAGCATGGAAGATGTTCAAAATGAGAAGAACTTGGTTAGCTACAGACTTTTGTCAGCCTATTTATGAAGAATGGCTAAGTGAAGCGGTTGCAAAAGATAGAATAAATGCACCAGGTTTTTTTTATGATCCTATAATAAAAAAAGCATATTGTGGAGCCGAATGGAATGGCCCTACTCAAGGACAACTAGATCCACTTAAAGAAGTTAAAGCTGCAACAGAAAGAGTAAATCAAGGTTTTAGTACTAGAGCTAAAGAAACTACAGAACTTACAGGAGGAGACTTCTTTAAGAACTTAGATCAAAGAGTTAGAGAAGAAAAATTAATGAGAGAAGGAGGTTTAGTTATTAATGCCAAAAGTAAAACAGACACTGAAGAATCAGAAGAACCAAAAGAAGAATAAATTTTGGAACTTTATAAATAATGCAGATGAAGAAAATGCTGAATTATACTTATATCATGATATAAGCAGTAGTGAAAGTTGGTGGGATGATGTTGTAACGGCAGACAATTTTAGAGAAGAATTAAAAAACTTAGGTGAAAAAGAAGAAATAATAGTAAGAATTAATTCTTGTGGTGGAGATGTTTTTGCAGCAAGTACTATTTATAGTTTATTAAAAGATAATAGTGCTAGTATAACAGTTAAAATAGATGGTTTTTGTGCTAGTGCAGCAACAATAGTAGCAATGGCAGGGGATAAAATATGTATTTCTCCAGCAGGAATGTTTATGATACATGATCCATTAAGTGGTCTTATGGGATATTATAATGCTAAAGAATTAAAAGAAATAGCAACTACTTTAGATAAAGTAAAAGAAAGTATTATGAACACTTATTTAGATAGAACATCTAAATCTAAAGAAGAATTAGATAAAATGATGGAGGATTCTACATGGATGTCTCCAGATGAAGCACTAGAAGATGGTTTTGTAGATGAAATAATGTTTAAAACAAATGATGAAGAAGATGAAACAATATTTGATGGCCAAAACATAATAATTAATAGTGTTAGCATGGATATATCTAAATTTAAGGCATTACCTACAAATTTAATAAAAAACATGAAAATAAAGAACAGTTCTAGTAATTTTACTATGAATAGTTCTTTTTTTAATTCTAAAAAAAATAAAAAGGAAATGGAGGAGGATAAAATTATGGATAAAAATGAATTAAAAAACAAATATCCAGATATATTTAACGAGGTAAAAAAAGAAGGTATACAGGAAGAAAGAGAAAGAATAAAAAATATAGATCAATTATCTATGCCAGGTTATGAAGAAATATTAAATAAAGCTAAATTTGAAAGTGGTATAACAGCAGAAATGACTGCTATGGAAATTGTAAAAACTCAGAAAGAGAAGGGCAGTAACTTCTTAGAAAATAGGGAAAAGGAAGTAATAAATTCAAATGTAAATAAAGTAAATGGTACTGTGGAAACAGATAAAACAGAAGATGAAGAAAAAGAAGTAGATTCTGTTTTAGATAAATTATTTGGAAAGGATGTGAAGTAATTAATGGTTAGTGAAGTATTTACTCCTGAAAACATATTTGCAGGTAATGTAATGCCAGTCGTGACAGAAGCAGCTTTAGTAGATGTAAAACAAACAATAAAGAAATTATCAATTGTAGAAAAAAATCCTACAGGTAAAATAGTTACACCTAGTGATACTATTGAGCCTGGAAATGCTTATGGAATTGCAGCAGAGGAAGTTACAACAGATGAAGGAGAAACAAAAAGTATAGTATTATACATGACAGGAGAATTTAACGCATCTTCTATAGTATTTCCTGATGGGAAAACTGTAGAAGATTATAGAATGCCATTAAGAAAATTAGGTATATTTTTAAAATAAAAAGGAGGGAATAAAACATGCCTATAAATTTATTTGAACCGAGAACATTAGGAAAAGTAGTAACTAGAATGCCAAAACCAAAAACATTTTTAAGGGATACGTTTTTTAGGAATCCTTTAACTTTTCCTACTAAAAGAGTAGAAGTTGACTTTACAAAAGGAAATAGAAAAATAGCACCTTTTGTGCATCCTAAAATTGGTGGTAAAACAGTAGAGAATACAGGATATAAGACAAATATATTTGAACCAGCTTTAGTTGCACCAGATACAATAACAACAGCAGATGATCTTCTAAAAAGAATGCCTGGAGAAAATCTTTATAGTGGAATATCTCCAGATGAAAGAGCTATAAAAAAGGTAGCAACAGATATGGAAAAATTAGAAGCTATGATAACTAGAAGAGAAGAATTAATGTGTGCTCAAGCCATTTTCCTAGGGAAAATTCCAGTAATTGGTGAGGGATTAAACTATGAAATAGATTTTGACTTTACAAACAAAGAAACACTATCAGGTGGTGATTTATGGAGTACTGATACATCAGATCCAATAAAAAAAATAAAAGAATTGCATAGAGAAGTTCAAAAAACAGGGTTTGTAAATTGCGATGTATGCATAATGGCAGCTGATGTTGCAGATAGATTTATAGATCATCCAAAAGTAAAGGAAAAATTAGACGTTAGAAATTATAATTTAGCTACAATTTCCCCAAAAGAATTACCAAATGGAGCTACATACGTTGGTACTATTCCAGAACTTGGTTTAGACATCTATCAATATAATGAATGGTTTTTAGATGATTGGACAAATCCTTTAAAACCTGAACAAAAACCTTTAGTACCTACAGGTACTATTGTATTATTAAGTACAAATGCAGAATATAGCATGGCTTATGGAGCTGTGACATTAATAGATAAAGATTCAGAGAATTTTTATACTGTAGAAGCTTCAAGAGTAGCAGATAGTTGGATAAAAAAGAAACCTGCAAGAAGATTCCTACAATTAAATTCGAAACCACTACCTGTTCCACATGAAGTAGATAGTTGGTTTGTAGCGAAAGTTTTATAATCAATTTAGAAAGCATATATAAGGCTATTAAAGGTGTAGGTATAATATCATTGCTTACACCTTTAAATGTTGTCTAAAACAGTATAGTGAAGTCAATTTTTAAAGGGGTGATTCTTTGTCAATAAAAGCTCTTGAAAATATAACACATGATGGAGTTTTACATAAAAATGGTGATGAGATAACAGAAATAACCAAAGATGAAGCAATAAGACTTGTAGATTTACAAGTTGCAGAATTAATAAATGATAAATTTAAAGAACCTAAAAAAGTTATAAAAGAAAAAATATCTTCTCAAAAAAGAAATAGAAAAAATGAAGAGGAAGAGTATTTAAATGCTTAATGCTAAAGATTATTTTTATAATGATTTGAATAATTTTATAAATACAAATGAATTTGCAGAAATGCACAAAATAGCAAATAAAACTTTAAATGTAATTGTAGATAATGACAGGCTTAAAGAAAGAAGCAAGAAAGAATATGATGGAATAATAGTTGGAGATGTTCTTATATTTGTTAAAGCAAAAGATTATGGCCAACCGCCGAAGCCAGATAGTATTCTCTATTTTGATGGTAAACCATATCTAGTTTTTGATGTGAGAAATGATATGGGTATGTATGAAATAATATTAAAATTAAATGCGAGTTGATATAAATGTCTAGTAACATTTTTGTTGATTATAAAGAATTAAATCAAATAAAAATTGAATTAGGGAAAGTCCCTGGACAAATACCAGGAGCTACAGCTTCAGCTTTAAATAGAACTTTAAGATATACATTTACTCATACAGATAAAGAAGTAAGAAACTTATATTCCATAAAATCCAAGGATGTAAAATCTACAATGAAAAAACATTTAGCAAGTAAATCTAATTTATATGCCTATTTAAGTTCTACAGGAAGTACTATAAATCTAACTAAATTTCCTCATAGGCCTAGAAAATTTTCTAAGAGGAATAAAAAAAGAATAGTGCAAGTAAAAATTAAAACTAATGGAGGATATAAAGGGATAAATACTACACCTAAAGCTTTTGTTCAAACTATAGGTGGCAAAACAAATATTTGGAAAAGAAAAGGCAAAGAAAGATTTCCAGTAACAACTTTAAGAACTCTTTCTGTACCACAAATGATAAAAAATGAAAAAATAAGTGAAAAGGTACAAAGATTATCTAATGAAAAATTAGAAGAAAGAATTGAACATGAAATAAATTGGAGATTAGATAAATTATCTAAGAAGGGTGGTAAATAAATGACAGATAGTATTGTTCTAAGTGCTTTGAAGAAATTCTTAGATGAAAAAGTATGTAAGGATGTAAAACTAGAAAAGCCACCTGAAGACTTAAATATTGAAGATGGAGATTATAAACTCGTAAATCCAGCAACATATATAGGATGGATCCCACCTAAAAATTATTTAAATGAATATGGTTATGACATACCTTCAATTTTAATTATGGAAGATGGAGGAGAAGACAATGGAGACGAAGGAACAATAAATATAAGATTAGGAATTGCAACCTATGATCCAGGAGATACAACAGAATTAGGTATAGAAATAAATTCTAAAGGATATAAAGATTTACTTAATCTTATAACTAAAATTAGAATTGAATTAGCAAAATCTATGGTAATAGAAGAAAAAACTATAATAGAAAAGCCGATAAAATGGGGAATGTATGAAGAACAACAATTCCCTTATTGGCATGCATGGATTACTTTTACAGCAACCATATTACCATTGAATTATATAGAGGAAGGAATAAATAAATTTTTATAGAGAGGTGATAAAATGCCATATAAACATGGAGCGTATGGTGAATTAGTCGAAACCACACAGCAAATTTCAACACTAAATCAAGGTACAATTCCTTTTTATGTTGGAACAGCCCCAGTACACAGGCTTAAAGATTTTAGTAATGCAATAAACAAGCCCATTTTAATAAATAATTTAGATGAAGCTAAGACTAAAATAGGGTATAGTGATTTAGATAATTTTGAAAAATTTACCTTATCAGCTTCAGTATACGCACATTTTAAAAATAAATTACAACCCATAGGTCCTATAGTTGTAGTTAACGTATTAAACCCATTAGAAAATAGCAAATCAGATTCAGAGGAAATAATTTTAATAAACAAAATAGGCTACATAGCTAAGGATGCATTAATTTCTAGTGTTACAGTAGATACATTTAAAAAAGATGTAGATTTTACTTTGGAATATACACCAGAAGGTAAAATAAAATTTACTGCTATAAATGATTCTATAACTTCACCAGTTACTGTTAATTTTAATGTAGCAGATATATCTATGGTTTCAGAGAAAGAAATTATAGGTGCATATGACCCTAATACAGATAAGAGAACAGGATTAAATAATATAAATATTGCTTATGAAGAGCTTGGTGTAGTACCTTCTGTTATTTCTGCACCAGGCTTTAATCATAAACCCAATGTAGAAAAAGCCTTAGTAGAAGCAACTAAAAACATAGGTGGACATTGGGATGCTATATGTGTAACAGATATAGATCCTACTGCAGATACATTAGAAGAAGCAAAAAAGTGGAAAAAAGAAAATAAATATGATAATGAAAGAGAAAAAGTATGTTGGCCATTCGGAGAAATGAATGGTAAAAAAATGTGGATGTCTATACTAGCTATAGTTAGAATGCAGCAAACCGATTTTAAAAATACAGGTATCCCTTATGAATCTTCATCTAATAAACAATTAGATATAACAAATTTATTAATTGGAGATAATCCAGTAAAATTTAATCAGGAACAGGGCAACAAACTAAATGAAAAAGGAATAACTACTGCAATTTACAGTGGTGGGAAATGGGTTCTTTGGGGGCCTCATATGGGGAATTACGAATATGGAGTAACAGAAATAAGTCCTTCAAACTTTGGTAAAATATTTGATATAAATATAAGAACAAATATTTATTTATCTAATGATTTTCAGCTTAGAAATGCTGGGTTAGTAGATGCTCCTATAGCTAGAAATGATATAGATGGAATAATGAATATTGAACAGATTAGATTAGATGCATTAAAATCAGAGGGTAAAATATTGTATGGAAAAATTGAATTTATTCCTGAAAATAATCAAATAAATGATTTAGTCCAAGGAAATTTTGTATTTAATACAGCAGTAACTAATACTCCACCAGGTAAAAGTTTGACAAACAGAATACAGTATACAAGCACAGGAATAAATACATTATTAGAAGGAGGAGATGAATAGTGTCTAAAATAGGTAATAAGACTATAAACTATAATATTTATGTTAGACAAAATAATAAGTTAAATAAAATATTAGATACATCAGAGGTAACACTTCCTTCAATAGAAAATTTAACAGATACAATTAAAGGTTCAGGAATATTAGGAGAAATTGACTTTCCAGCATATTATCAACCTGGAGCAATGAGTTTAGAAATTAGCACTAGAGTATCAAACGCTGATTTAGGAATCTTAATTTCAGCAATTGATATAGAAATCAGATGGGTAACGGATGAATTTGATTCTTCAAATGCCAAAATTGGTATAAATTCCCATAAAGCATTTTTCAAAGTAATAAATAAAAAGTTTGAAGAAGGTAAACTAGCAATGGGAGAAGCTCAAGAAGGAAGTTTGGAATATGAAGTCCTTGCATATAAAAGAGTTATTAATGGAAAAGAAGTATTAAACATAGATAAATTAAATGGTATCTTTGCTATAAATGGTAAAAATCTAGCACAAGACATACAGGCAGCTTTATAAAAAGCTGTCTTTTATTTTACTTAAATTTAAGGAGGAATTTATTATGTCAAAATTACAATTATCAAAAGAGGTAGAAATAAATGGAAAGTTAACAAAAGAAATAGAATATGACTTTGAAGATTTAAATGGAGATGTTATGGAAGTTGCAATAAAAGAACTTCAAAAAAGCGGATATGTCCCTAGTGTGCAGGAAACAGATGTATTATTACATGCTCATATTTTCGCACAAGCAGCACAATTAGATTATTTAGACATAAAAAGATTAGGAATTAGAGATTATATGAAAGCTACATCTTTAGTAAGAAATTTTTTCTTCGAAGGTTTGGCGGATTCACAGGAAGAAAATTTATAAAAACAATAATAACTCAAATTACTAGAAACACTTCTAATAGTAGAAAAGAATGTTTAGAAATGTCTTTATGTGATTTGGTTGACTATTATGATTCTTTAGCTGAAGACGTTGAACGAGAAAATGAAGATTATAAAAAATCCCTTTCTAAAAAGGGGGTGTAGCTTATAGCTAAAAATATAGTAACCAATATTATAATTGGTGGTAAAATTAATCCCAGTTTGCAAAAAGCTTTTAGTTTTGCTAGTAAATATGCTAGCAAAACTTCTGAAATAATGAGCAAAAGCAATACTAGAGTAGCTACAATGGCTCAAAATACTGGTTCTAAAATAACTGGATTATACGGTAAAATAGCTGCAGTTGGTGCTACCATTGGGGCTGCTAAAATTGGTAAAACAATGATAAGTCAAGCAGGTGATATGGAAGCATACAGGAATACTTTAAATGTTGTCATGAAAGATACTCAAAAAGCTGGAAAAATGTTTGCTTGGGCTACTAACTTTGCAAATAAAACTCCATTTGAAACAGATGATGTTGTACAAGCGACTGTAAGACTACAAAGTTATGGGCTTGAAGCCCAAAAATTAATACCTACCGTAGGTGATATGGCATCTGTAATGAATACAGACCTTATGAGTGCAGTAGAAGCTGTAGCGGATGCTCAAACTGGTGAATTAGAAAGGCTTAAGTCCTTCGGTATTACAAAGGACATGATCCAAAAACAAGCCAAATCAATGAATATGGACGTAATTAATAACAAAGGACAAATTACGGATCTTAATAAATTTAATCAAGCATTAGAAACATTAATGAAAAATAGATTTGGTGGAGGTATGGAAAAACAGGCCAAAACATTTAAAGGAGCTATGTCTACAGTTACAGGTGTTGCTAAAAATTCCTTGGCTCAAATAGCAGGTATAGCAGCAAATGGAGATGTTAAAAAAGGTAGTCTATTTGATATTTTAACTAAAGGAGCTATTGGACTAGGAAATACTTTGCAAAATTTAGCTGATAGTGGAATCTTTAATAATATAAGTGCTGGCATAGGCAATGGGTTATCTTTTATATTAAAAATTTTTAGTGGAGGATCCATTGGATCAATAACTACATTTTTTAATGAACTCTCTAGAGGAGCTTCTGTATCTCATGGTGTTTTTATGTCTTTACAAAATGTATTAGGAGAAGGCTTGGCTGGAACAATATCTAATTTAGTAGGATATGTCGAATTTGGTACAAAAGGTATATTAGCATTTTTACAAGGAGATTTAAGCAAAGCAGGAGATATGTTTTATGCTATGTTTCCAGATGAAGGAGAAACACAAGGTAAAGTAAGTAAAATAATATCCTTTTTACAAACAGCTTCATCAACTTTTACTTCTGTTTTTGGAACTGTAAAGAATATAGCATATTCTATTTTTTCAGGTATAGGCGGTATTATTTCTTCAGTTGCACCTTATATAGGCCAATTTATTGGAAGTATTTTAAATGGTGTACAACAAATCTTGCCTTATGTATCTAGTGTAATAAGTACAATAGGTACTGGTATAGCAACATTAATACCTATTGTAAGTAGTATTATAAATTTTGTTGCAAGCAATGTACTACCCATACTAAGCAATTTAGTACAATTTATAATAACATACATAGTTCCTGTTATAGTTAATACATTTAATGCTATAGTGCCACGTATAATTAGTATAGTACAATCAATATGGGCATTTTTACAACCATGTTTACAAAATATAATGACAGTAATTGCCTTTGTTATGCCCTTTATACAACAGGCTGTATTAGTTGCAATAAATGTAATATCGGGAGTTTTAAGAGGATTATTTCAAATTTTAGATGGAATTATAACATTTATAAGTGGAATATTTACTGGTAATTGGTCTAAAGCTTGGCAAGGTATAGTAGATATTTTTGGTGGGATATTTAGTACTTTAGGTGCTATATTAAAAGCACCTTTAAATGCAGTAATTGGACTTATAAATGGAGCTATAGATAATATAAATAGTATATCTATAGATATTCCTGATTGGGTGCCTGGTCTTGGTGGAAAACATTTTGGTATAAACGTACCCAAGATACCTATGCTTGCTAAAGGTGGTTTTACATCTATTCCTAGTATTTGCGGTGAAGCAGGTCCAGAAGCTGTAATACCTCTTAAAAAAAGAAATCCACGTAGTTTATCATTATTAAGTCAAACAGCAGAAAAATTAGGGGTAAGTACTTCTAAAGGTAATGGTAGTACTCAAATAACTTATGCTCCTCAGATTTATGGTTCATCTAAAGAAGAAATTCATGAAATTTTAGATGATGATTTTGAACGATTTAAGACATGGGCAGATAGGTATTTCCACGATAAAGCGAGGGAAGAATATGCATAAAGAATATTTTAAATATGAAACCATAGAGGGTGATACTTTTGATAGTATTGCCCTTACTTTTTTAAAAGATGAATTTAAGTCTAATAAAATCATGGAACTAAATCCTGACTTTATTGATACTATAACATTTAAAAGAGGAATAATTCTTAAAATACCTATATTGGAAGAAGAAGATACATCTACACTACCACCATGGAAGAGGTGATTTTATGAAGCTTTTTTACAATGATAAAGATATAACTAATGATGTAGATATTATATATGCATCAATAAAAGATAATTCTGGTGGTATAGCAGATACAATAGATATAGAATTTTCTGATATAAAAAAACTTTGGAGAAAATGGAATCCTAAAAAAGATGATGAAATAATTCTTTCTAAAGATAATTTTTCTAGTGGAAAAATGTATATTGATGAATTACAAATTGTAAAAGGAAAATATTTTATTAGAGCAATATCTACGCCTTTAAAGTCTAAAACAAATAATACTAAAAGTTGGGAAAAAGCAACATTTATAGAGATCGCACAAGGTTTAGTACAGGAATTAGGTTTACAACTTGAAACTTATTATATAAAAAATTATTTATATGAAAGAGTAGACATGATTAATAAAACAAATTTAGAATTTTTAAACTATTTATGCATTCTGGAGAGTTTTAATTTAAAAATTTCTAATGGAAAAGCAATTATATATGATGAAAGAACTTTAGAAGATTTTAAAAGTATTAAAACTTTTACTGAAGATGATTTTATATCTAATTATTCTTTTAATGCTATATCTAATGGTCTATATGGTTCTTGTTTAATTAAACATTTTGGAGAAAAACTAATTGAACATAAAATTACTATAAATAATATAGGACCTACATTACAAAAAGATATAAAAGTAACTAATTTAGCTGAAGCGGAAAGGTTTGGAATAGGATTGTTAAGATATAGTAATAAAAATGAAACTACAGGTACCTTCCCTATAAAATTAGATACTTCTTTAGCAGCAGGAAATACAATAGATATAAAGAATTTAGGACATTTTAATGGAAAATATTTTATTAGCAGTGTTAAACATATTCTTACAAAAAATAAATCTTATTTAAATGTTAGAAAAGTATTGGAGGGCTATTAGGTGAATAAAAAAGGTATAGTATCTTATGCAAATAATATAAACAAAATAGCTAGAATTACCTTTCCTGATCTAAACGATAATGTAACCTATGAACTTAAAATAGCTTCACACGTTGGAGAACTACTACCAGGTAAAATTGTATTAGTATCTTTTTGGAGCAACAATATGGTAGATGGAATTGTCATAGCAGAATTGAGGTGATTACATGGCTATAGCAGTATGGGGCCCTATGGTGTTTTCTGTAAGTTTAAATAAAATATATACTTTTGATGGTTTTTCTCTTTCTAGTTCTATAGATATAGAAGAGCAAGAAAGAGAGGGTTCAAAACCATCTACATATATAAAAGGATTAAATTCAGATGAAATAAGCTTTACTATTCCATTAATAAAACAAAGAAAAGTAAACATTAGAAATGAATATATAAATTGGATAAATACACAAAACAAAAGAATACCTTATATGCTTATTATAAATAATAAACCTGTAACAAGTAGTAAGTTCTTATTAACTTCTGTAAAACTGTCTAACACTTTATTGGATAGAAAAGGTGATTATTTTAAAGCTACTATAGAAGTTACTTTCAAAGAATTTGTTAGAAAAGGGAAGAAAGAAAATAATTAGCAGGTGATTAATTTGAATATTTATACTATATACTCAAATCAAGAATTAAATTGGAATGCAAAAGGTGAAGAAAGAATATTACAAAATGTAACTAACTTATTAAATACATATATATATGAAGTTAGCTACAATAGAAAAATGGGAAGAAATTTAGAAAATATAGACAAACCTCTCGATATTTTTATAGCTAGAGTAATAGAAGAAACCTATGATTTAATAGAAGAATATGAGCCTAGAGTAAGTATAAAAGATATTGAATATATTGGACTTGAAGAAGCAATACCTGTTTTAAAGGTGGTGTTAGAGATTGGAGAATGAAATTAATTTTGTAGAAACAGATTCTAAAACTATTTATTCAGAAATAATAAATGGATTTGAAAGTGCTTACGGGAATACCCTGTATCCAGCAGATGAAAGAAGAATTTTTTTACAACAATGCTTACCTGTAATTGTAGGCATTAAAAATAATATTAATGATAGTGCTAAACAAAATTTATTACGATATGCAAGGGATGAAAAATTAGATGCCCTAGGTGAAGATATATTTAATACTAAAAGATTAGAACCCCAATATGCTAGTTGTTTTGGTATTGCAAAATTAACAGCTATCCAAAACATTGATATTATAATACCTGCAGGAACTAGAATTACACCTGGAGGTAATTTATATTTTAAAGTTAAAGAAGACGTAACAATACCTGCAGGTATATTAGAAAAAGAATTAATTTTAGTAGCAGTTGAACATGGAAGTAAATTTAATAATTTTTTACCAGGTCAAATTAAAAATATAGTAGATTCTAATCTTCCTTTTGTAGAATCTATAGTAAATACTGAAGTAACTACAGGAGGAGCAGACATTGAAGGACATGAAAGGTATAGGGAAAGATGTAGACTAGCTCCTGAAAGTTATAGCACCGCTGGACCAGATGGAGCCTATGAGTATTGGGCTAAAACTGCAAGCCAAAATATAGTAGATGTTAAGATAATTTCTCCTACACCAGGAACTGTTAGAATAGTACCTTTATTAAAAGATGGAGAAATACCAGATAAAAATGTATTAGATAAAGTATTTAGTATATGCAGCTCTAGAGATAAAAGACCTTTAACAGATAAAGTTGAAGTTATTTCTCCTACAGAAGTTACTTACAATATAGACTTAACCTATTATTTAGATAAAACTCATCAAACAGAGGAATTGAAGTTTAGAAAATATATAGAAGGTGAAAAGTTAGATTGTAAAAATGGAGCTATTAGAGATTATATAAATTGGCAAAAAGAGAGACTAGGATTAACCATTAATCCAGATGAATTACGGTTTAAAATACAAAGTGCAGCAACATATACTACAGTTGAAAATAAAGTATATACTGCGGTAAGGAGAGTTGTAGTTAATTCTCCCAATTTTATAGATATAAAAGATACAGAAGTAGCTAAAGTAGGGACCATAACCGTTAATTATGGAGGACTAGAATAATGAATTTAAATAATATAAATTTATTAGATTTACAAACCTCTTATATGAAAAAAGATCCTACAACAATAGCTATGTGCAAAGCATTAGAACCACAGTTTAAAAAACTAAATGAAGAATCAAAATTCGTTTTGATTTATTCTAGAATTGATTATTTAAATGAAGAAGTTATAGATGAACTTGCATGGCAAATGCATGTAGATTTCTATGATTATACCTTATCTTTAAATAAAAAAAGAGAGTTAGTAAAAAATTCTTTATATTGGCACAAAATAAAAGGTACTCCTAAAGCAGTTTTAGACGTTGCTACATCTGTTTTTGGACGTACAACATTAGAAGAATGGTTTGAATATGATGATGAACCATTCTTTTTTAGGTTGAATGTAGAAGTTACAGAGCAGGGAGCATCTAAAGAAAATATAGAAAAATTAGAAACATTGGTTAATGCTTATAAAAACACACGTAGTTGGATTAGGGTCATAAATATATTCTTAACTGGTAAAGGAAAAATATATTTTGGTGCGTGTACTACTTCTGGTGAGGAAATAACAGTTTATCCATGGGCGGTTACTGAAACTTCTAGTTTAGGAAAAGTTAATTTAGCTACAAAAAATACAAATATAGAAAATATAACTATATATCCTAAAAAGGAGGGATAGGATTGGCAGAAAATTTTTATACAATATTAACCACTGTAGGAAAAGCAAAAATAGCTAATGCAAGTGCACTAGGTACTAAAATAAATTTAACTACTTTTGTGGTTGGAGATTCTAATGGTGTTTATTATAATCCCACAGAAGACCAAACAGTTTTAAGGAAAGAAGTTTGGAGAGGTAATATAAGTTCCATAGGAATAGATAAAGAAAATCCTAACTGGATAGTTTTAGAAACAGTTATACCGTCTACAGATGGAGGCTTTATGGTTAGAGAAGCAGGTGTTTTAGATGTAGAAGGTAACTTAATAGCTATAGGTAAATATCCAGAAACTTATAAACCTATAGTTTCTGAAGGAAGTGCAAAGGATCTATATATTAGAATGATTTTAGAAGTTTCTAATGCTGCAAGTGTAACCTTAAAGATAGATCCATCTGTAGTATTGGCCACAAAAAAAGATATAGAAGTAATAACTAGCAAAATGACCGATTTATCTAAAAAAGTAACCAAAAATACTGAAGATATAAGCGAAATTAATACACAATTGGTTGATATTACGACACTAACAGGTAATAAAGATAACTTAAAAACTACCAATAAAACAAATTTAGTAAGTGCAATTAATG